ATGAGGGGGGCGTTAGAAGTGTTCATCTGTCTTGTGGTAAAGCGTGAATTAGCCAACAGGGGCATCACAGCACGAAATTTAGACCAATGGGAGCTAGTAACTTACCCCAAAAAGTTGATGATTGAAGGTAAGTGCGTATTGCATAGGGTCGAATGCAGAGCAAGAGACGGAAGTGATTGGTTCATGGTGCAGGGAGTACCAAGCAAACAAAAAGATCACATTGAGACTACAAATATTGAAGTGATAACACCGTAGACTTCTCGACATATGGGCGTGAGGCCGCAAAGGCTGGCGGCTGATTAGCCAGCCCACCCGCCAAACCCCGGCAACACCGGGGTTTTTTCATGCCCACCACGTGCCCACCACAACCCACCATGTGCCCACCACAACCCGTCACGTGCCCACCACAACCCGTCACGTGCCCACCACAACCCACCATGCGCCGGGTTTCACGCCCGAACATTCTTCGACAATTTGCCGAAATACTTCTGGAATACTGTAGACCGTTCGACAATCTGACGATACCATAGGTGCACGCGAGCCACAAAGGCAAGCAAACAACGAACCACGAAAGGCGAAACAATGGAAATTATCATCACAAGCCAGAGTCAGGAAGACGGTCGAGTCTACTTCGAGTTGAGCAGCGGAAAGAAAGACGCCGATATCAGCTACAATGCAGAACTCGGAATGGTAAGGGTTCTTTGTAAGAACGCTTCGCATAAGGTATGGAAAGGCGTTGGCCGGACGTTCTGGAGCTTTGAGGAAGCGCGGGCCGCGTACAAATCACGCGACATGCAAGCGATGATTGATCTGGTTGAAGCGGAATGCGGGGTAGCCGCATAAGCGAGCGGCGAAACCTTACCAAGCCCACACAAACCCCGGCAACAACCGGGGTTTTTTTACGCGCACCCCCGCTGCATTGTACGCAGTGCGTACATTCACCCTAGGACACCCGCCGCCGCCGTGTTGCAATTCGCAGCATGGCAGACCTTGCGACATTACAGCAGCGACTAGAAGCGATTGACGCCGCCCTTGCATCCGGCATGCTGAGTTACAGCGTGGACGGGCAGAGTGCATCATTTGTGTCTGCGTCCGACATGCGACGTGCCCGCCGTGAGATTGCCGCACAGATTGACCGGTGCATTGGCAGACCGTCAAGCCGTCCGGTTTCATCCTCGATTTATCTCGGGGGTGGGCCATGAGCGAGCCAACGACACTGCAACGGCTAGGCGGCCGACTGGGGCGATATTTTGCCACCGGCTACGACGGCATCCGCAACACCGGCAAGCGCAAAGCCGCGAGCCCGTTGACGAAGAGCGAAGACGAGCAACTAAAGAACCGCGACCGCCACAGCATGATCGGCGCGACGCGTGACCTCGCCCGGAATTTTGCCGTTGTGGCCTGGGCGATTCGCAAGCACCTCGATTATGTGTCAATGTTTGACTTCCAGAGCCGCACCGGTAACCCGGCGCTGGATCTGCAAATCGAAGGGCTGATGCGAGACTGGCAACGCCCGCAGAATTGCGACGCCGCCGGGGTGCACAGCTTCGCTAAAATGCTGCGGATGTTTGAGGCGGCACGCACGCGCGATGTTGACGTGTTCGCGCTCAAGCTCTCCAGCCTGCAATTACAGGCAATCGAAGCCGACCGCGTGCGACAGCCCACCGGCGAGCAAGTGAGCGACACGGGCGGCATGTGGGTCAATGGAATCAAGCTCAACAACGGCGGCAGACGGCAATCCTACGCGCTGCACAACCGCATTCCGGGTTCGTCAAGGTTTCAATTCTCACGCAACGTGGCAGCCCGCAACGTTATTGCACACGGGTACTACGACCGGTTTGACCAAGTCCGCGGCATATCGCCGCTGGCGGCGGCAATTAACTCATTCCGCGACGTATACGAAGGCATTGACTACGCGTTGGCAAAAATGAAGGTTGAGCAATTGTTTGCGCTCGTCTTCACGCGTGACGGCGACGCCGCACCCGCACGGATCATGGACGGCAGCGACGACGAAACCGGCTACAAAGTGGACTTCGGCAAGGGGCCGGTGCAACTCGACCTCAACGCCGGAGACAACGCGCAGTTCCTAAAAACCGACAACCCCGGCAGCAACACGCAGCAGTTCATCGAGGCCGTGTTGGGCATCGCTTTGCATTCGCTCGATCTGCCGATGAATTTTCACGACCCATCGCGCACCAACTTCTTCGGATCGCGTGCCGCGTGGTTGTTGTACGACCGAGCGTGTATCAGCAAACGCGCCGACGTGGCCGAGTTCCTGCGCAAGGTTACAGTCTGGTTATACCGCGGCTGGATTCTGCAAGGCCGATTGCAGTTGCCGACCGGCGCAACACTCGAAGACCTGCCGTTTGAATGGGTCCATAGAGGGATGCCGTGGTGGGATCCGACCAAAGAAATCAACGGGGCCGTTGCCGCAATCAATGCCGGACTTGATAACCCGTACCGCATTTGCAAAGAGACCGGGCGCGGCGAGTACGAGGAAAACATTGACCAAATCGCACGCGCCCGAGAGTACGCCGAAGCCAAGGGCGTGCCGCTGAATTACGTGATGCAGCCCGTTGAGGCGGTGGCAGACGATACACAGGACCGAAACACAAGGGGCCGCCAATGACCGGCATTCCAGAAATACCGCTAAAGCATTTCCGCGCCAACGTAAGCCGCACCAGCGGTGCTGCAATCAGCGACGAGGGCGGCCAGTACGGCAACGGATACATCACCGGGCTATCGGTAATCACACGCGGCGAGGCGTCCGGGCACGACATGTGGATTGATGCGGATTTCCTCAGCGATGTAACCGCCGCAGGCAACAACGGCAACAACGGGATAAAAGCACGGTTTACACATCCGGGGCAGAGCAGCGACGGACTTGGCACGTACCTCGGCAAGTACCACAACTTCAGGACAGAGGGCGAAAAAGTCGTTGCCGATTTACATTTTCAGGAGTCGGCCAGCAACACCCCTGACGGCGATCTTGCTGCGTATGTCCGACAGTTGGCAACCGACGCACCTGACGCGTTTGGTGTGTCGATTGTGTTCGATGCTGACTTGCCTGCAATGGAAATGCACCAACTCGAAAACACGCAGGGCGGGCGGTTTGTGTCTCCCGATGAGGACAACCGCAACAACTACGCGCACGCACGGTTGAGCCGCCTACGGGCCGCTGATGTGGTCGACGATCCAGCGGCAAACCCGGACGGGTTATTTCACAGACATGCCCAAATCGCGCAGGACGCGGACGGGCTTTTTGAGTACGCACTAGGGCTGAGAGACGACAAGCCCGACCTTGTTGCGTTGAGCGTTGACGGCGACCGCGTGAAAGCGGCGTTGCATCGTTTTTTGAGTCGTCACAATCTCAGCCTTGTTGAGGAGGGTAGCGAAATGGCAGACGCCGTTGAAGCACCGGCACAGCCGGAAACTCCGCAGGCTACGCGCGAGCAGTTCGCGGCCGAACTTCAGCGGTATATCACCGCATTCGGTGCGAGCGGTGGCGAGTGGTTTGCGGCTGGTAAATCGTTCGAAGATTGCCAGGCCGAACAGTTGAGCGCACTGCGCGAGCAACTCGAAGCCGCACAAACAGAAAACGCTGAATTGCAGGCACGCATTGACGCTGTGCAGTTGGGCGAGGATCAGCCGGAGGAATTCGGCGACGACACCGGCGAACAGGCACCGGAAAAGGCCAAGAGCCTTGCCGGTGGGTTTGCAAATCGCATCCGAATCAACGGCGCAAGCCACAATTGAGGAGTCTTGAACAATGGCGAACGACTATTTGACAGTCGCTGATTTGGTGGCAGGCGCGTTTGACGTCGAGCAGACCAACACGAGCGACGTTCTCAACCAGTCTCCACTGGTTGCCCGTATGCCCCGGATCAATCCGAGCGGCAGCAACACGGTTCACAAGTACCGGAAGTATACCGGTGCACCTGCGGTTGGCTTCCGAAGTGAAAACGACGGACGCGAAAACGATCACAGCGAAGATACCGTGGTGACCGTCAATTTGAAAATCGCTGATTTCAGCTTTTCAGTTGACATCGCATCCGCCGAAGGCGACAGCCAATCGACACCAGAGCAGGTCATTGCCCGCGAAGGTGCACGGCACCTGCAGGGCATCCTGTTCAAGGCCGAGCAGCAGACCATCTACGGCACCGGGGCCGATGGCGACGCCAACGGGTTCAGCGGGTTCATGAATTCGACCTACCTCGACGCGTTGGCCGATACCATGGTGATTGACGCAGGCGGCACAACCGCCGATACAGCGTCAAGCCTGTACGCAATTCGCTTGGGCGTTGATGATGTTGCAATGGTCACGCAGCCGCAGATTGAGCTGGGCGAGACGACCATTCAGCGCGTTTCAGGCGCCACCGGATTTTACCCGGCGTACTGGACCCCCGCGAGCGTCTGGCTGGGTCTGCAAATGGGCGGCGCGTACAGCGTCGGCCGCATCGCAAACCTGACCGCCGATGCTGGCAAGGGCTTGACTGACGACCTGATTGCGGATCTGTTGAGCCAGTTTCCCGCGGGCATGGGGCCGTCCTTGTTGGTGTGCAGCCGCCGCAGCTTGAAACAGTTGCAGCAGTCCCGCACATCAACGAATCAGACCGGTGCCCCCGCGCCGTTTCCGTCTGATTCGTTTGGTGTGCCGCTGATCACAACCGACGCAATTATTGACACGGAGCCGCTGGAAACCTGATGAGCCTGATTGAGTCTGCCATAGCTGCTGGGCTGCAAATGTCACGGCAGGCCGCTGGGGTGCCCGTCACGGTAACACGTGGCGGCACCACCATCACGGTTGCGCAGGCGATTCAGGGCGAGACTCAGAAAGTCCCGCTAGCGGATAATTCCGAGATCACGGTAGACGCGGCTGATTGGTTGATTTCAGTCGCCGCGTACACCCTCGGGCAGCCGCAGAACGGCGACATCATCACGCGGAGAATTGACGGCACGGCGTACACGTACACCGTCGAAACTCCCGACTACGGGCAACAGGCATGGGATTGGTCGGACACGGCCAAGACCACTTATCGCATCAGGACACGCAAGGACGGCGGCAGCGCTTACGACGTGAGCAAACCCAACGGCTTTGATTTGGCAGGGAGTGAAATGCGGTATGACTGAGCCAACAATTGAGGGGTTGCCACAACTGCGCAGCCGACTGGAAGGAATGGCAGACGCAGGCGGGCGGCGAATCCTCAAAGCCGCTTTGCGGGCAGCGCTGAACGAAATAGCGAAAGAGATGCGGCGGGACTTGCCGCCAAAAGTCAAAGAAGGACGGCGGGCAATCCGCGGGCTGGTCAAAGGCACGCGACGAGTAACGGCAAAAGTCGGCGTACACGTTGGCAGGGGTCGCAACAATCAGCCAGCATCACGCAAGCCACCAACGGGCGGCGGTGTTGGCATTGGGGCGCGAAACATCCATTGGTGGATCAGTGGGACAAAACAACGGACACAATCAACGACCAGTAAGCCGACCGGGCGAATGCCTGCGTTGGCGCGAGGGCTGGCAAGGCGTGCAGAGCGGATTGCAAATCCAGCAGCACGCAGGGCGGCGCTAAAACGTGCCCGCAAGCAATTCGGAAAAGAAGTCGCCAAGCAACTTGCAAGGAGTTAAACAGCAATGGCCAAAGTCAAAGTCAAGGGCACGGTAATTAAGCAGGAAATTTCCGGCGTGCTGACACCTGTTGCGCAGATTACAGAATTCGACCAGTCTGGCGGTGAGTCTGAAACATTTGACGCAACCACAATCGACACAAGCGGCGCTGGCAAGGAATACGAGGCGACCGGGTACAGCGAAGGCGGCACGTTCAGTTTCAGCGTGTTCTACGATATTGCGCTTGCCGGGCATCAGGCCATTACGGACCTCGTGACGACACCGGCCGAATGCAACTGGGATATCACATTTGCTGACACTGGCGCGACGAATTGCACGTTTACCAGTGCGGGTGTTGGGTTTGATATGACCGGCGCAATGAATGACGGCTTGAAAGCCAGCGTATCGCTCAAACTGAATGGCCTGTTTGGATACTCAACCTAATGCAAATCAAACTGATTCGCAGTGACCTCGGCGTTGCCGCCGGGGTTGCTGATTCGGAAGACGTGATACACCGCGATGGCCGCCGCTGGTGGCGTTGCGGTGCAATCATCGACGTGCCGCAGCGTGCGTGCGAAATCCTCGTTGGTAACGGCGACGCAGAGCCAGCAGACGACGAGGCAGAAGCGGCATGCGCGGGGTGGCGAGACAAACGCGCGGCGGTACTGGAGTCGCGTGAAATGCTAGCACGCGGCATTGAGCCAAAAGACCGGGAGGCATACCGGCGGGGTGAGCTTACGGGATATGACGCAGACGGCAATCCAGTCAACGAGGGTGCAGAATGAATCGAGACAAATTTTTGAGCACGGCAAAGCCGCAAGCGGTGACGGTGCCAATGCCCGAAACCGGCGAGGGTGAGAGTGTGTTGGTGTGGCCGCTGACCGCAAAAGAATGGACCGCATTCCAAGCGGCACAGCAAACCAACGGCAAACCGAATAAGCTGGCAGACCTTGTGCGCGAGCGACTCGTTATTGCGTGTGTGCGCGATGAGTCAGGGCAGCCGCTGTTTACCGCCGACGATATTCCGGCACTGGGCGAAATGCCTGCGGGCATGATTGAGCGAATTGTAAACGCAGCGCTGAAGCTGATTGGGATCACAGGCGCAGACGCGGAGACGTTCGCAAAAAACTAAAGACAGACGCGGCGCGAATGACCGCAATGCGTCTGGCTGCATACGTGGAGCACACAACCGACGTTGATGGAATGCTTGACACGATGACACCGCAGCAGTTTGCGGAGTGGCAAGCGTTCGACAGTTTGGAGCCGCTGGGCGACCGTGGCACGCAAGATATCTTAGCAATGATTGGCTGCCTGATTTCTGGATACATGCAGGCAACGGACGAGCGTGGCGACGAGATCGGGCCGTATCACTTCACGCACTGGCGAGAAAAACCAAAGCAACACAACGCAGGCGCACGGCAATTGTCGGCAATGCTGCAAGCAATGGGAGCGCAAAAAAGTGGCTAGTCTCGGCGACCTCGTTGTAAACCTCAAAGCCAATAGCGCGAACTACACGCGAGCAATGCAGACCGCGCAAAAACAAGCGACCGTATTCGCAGCGGCCGCAGGTGCAGCAGCGGCAGCGGCGGTTGTGCGATTCGCGCAGGTTGGTGACCAGTTGCAAAAAACCAGCATCCGCACGGGCATTGCTGTTGAGTCGCTGTCGCGGCTGGATTACGTCGCAGGACAGAGCGGCGCCAGTTTTCAGGCGCTCGCAACCGGGCTGCGAGTAATGGCCAAATTCAACGACGACCTGCGGCGCGGTTCACTGCTGGCGGTTGATGCGATGGAGCAGTTAGGACTGCAATCGTCGGACCTTGCCGGGCTGAATCCAGAGCAAATGTTTGCAAAATTAGCCGACGCAATCAGCGGCATCGAAGACCCACTAGAGCGAGCCGCAGCCGCACAGAAAGTATTCGGCCGCGGTGGTACTGAACTGCTACCAATGCTGGACATGGGAGCCGCTGGCATTGCGGAGTTAGCACAGCAAGCCGACGACCTCGGCGCGGTTATGTCAACAGACGCAGCAAACAACGCGGCGGCATTGACTGACGCAATCGACAACGTGCAGCGTGCCGCAACAGGTGCCGCCGTGCAATTCGCGAATGTGTTTGCGCCAGCAATTACGGCCGCAACCAGCACGTTTGCAGATCTAATTGCAGGCAGCCAAAGCGGCATCCAAGTCATGGCGGCACTAGCCGCAGGCGTGGCGGCATTTCTCGTTGTGATGAAAGCGTGGACGGTAGCAACAAAGGCACAGGCGGCGGCGCAAGTGTTTCTAAATGCGTTGACAGGTCCGGCAGGAATTGCAAAGACAATCACCGGCTTGGCAGCCGCAGGCGTTGCGGTTGTGGCAATGGGCAAGGCGTTCGCCGACAGTACGCCAGACATTCAACAGAACAACGCAGCGGCAGCACAGGCGGCAGGCATTGCAAACGACCTTGCCGACGGGCTGGGCCGCGTGGCAAAGGCGCAGAAAGAAAAGCCGGAATTCGTTGACCGCATCGGCGCGAAGCTGTTGGAAATGCGAGACCCCGCGAGTAAAGCCGCGGATGAGATGTCGCGGTTTGAGTTTGAACTGAAGAAACTACAGCAATTTACCGGAATGGCAGGCAACATCCCGGAAGACGTTGAGCGATTCAGGCAACACGCAAGTGGCTACGGAGACGCGTTGAGGGATGTGCAGGACGAAATAGCAGTTCTGACCGGGCAAACAACCGAACAGCAACAGGCATTCGCACGCATGCAGCAGTTCGGTATCAGCGGCGAACAAATAGCAGCACTGGACGCTGAGATAAAAAAACGCGACCGGATCATTGCGCAGCAGCGTGAGCAAGAGCAGGCAATGACACAGGCACAGCGAGACGCTGACGCAATCATTCAGAGCCTCAAAACAGAAGACCAACTACAGGCCGACAAAGCCGCACGCATCAAAGAGTTGCAGGCGTTGGGGCTACTGTCTGCCAAACAGGCGCAGGCTGCGATTGACGCGTTGAAACCGGCAGCGGCAGACGACGACGGAGCAGGCAAAGCCGCCGGGGAGTTTCGATCAGCCGGGGCCATGATGGCGGGCAGTGCTGAGGCGTTTTCGACAATCGTATCCGCAATGGGCCGCCGATCCGAAGAAGCCGCAGCGATTGGCAAAATGCAAAAGGCAGTTGTCGGCGAGTTGCAAAAACTCAACAAGAAACAGCCGGTAGAATTGCAGGAGGCTGGGCCGTGACGATCACGTACAAGGGTGAAATCAATCTCGGGCAGGCACGCAATAGCTTGGGCGTCCGCACGTACACGCGGCAGTTTCGGTTGACGACTTCGCTGAATACAGAGCGAGAGTACAACGTCGGGAGCCATGCGAGCCTGCCGCAAATCGGCAGCGTGCACCCGGCAGACTCGGCAGCGTATTGCGTCGGGCTTTCCGTCGATCACACAGAACCGCGGTGGGGCTGGACGGTTACGGCGGAATATACAACGCAATATGAGCGAGCCACAAACCCCACAAACGACCCGGCGCAAATCAGCTGGAGCAGTGAGCAATTCCAACGCGTGATGGCACAGGACAAAGACGGCGACGCGGTGATGAATTCGGCCGGGGATTTCTTTGATCCGCCAGTGATGATCGACGACAGCCGCCGCGTTGCGACCGTCAAAAAGAATCTCGCCGCTGTGCCAACGTGGTTACTGGATTATCAAGACGCGGTAAACAACGACGCGTTCACCATCGACGGCGTATCAATCGCAATCGGCCAGGCCAAAATGCAGACGGTGAGCGTTGACGTTGAGCAAGAACGCAACGGCGTAACATTTCGGCCGGTCACGTTTACGATCCAATTCCAACGGGATCTATGGACGGTCAAAGTGCTGGACGCAGGGTTTCGCGACATTAACGGCGACCGGATTACCAGCGACGACGGAACCGACGTGACGCAGCCAGCGCCGTTAAACGGCAGCGGGTTGGCGTTGGCAAACCCAACACCAGCAACCGCGCAGTTCATTTCCTTCGACGCGTACAAAGAACGGGCTTTCAGTAGCCTGCCCCTGGCATGAGCGGATTTTTAATCAATGCCGAACTTCTCGCACTAATCCGGCGGACAATCCGCCAGGTGCTGGGTGAGTACCGCAACGCGGAAGGGCACCGGGGGCGATACCAGCAAAGCCAGCGGCGATTGCAAGGCGTGCTAGACTTCGATTTGGACAGCGCGGACGCGTGGGAAGATGCGCCGTCAACGGCGACGTTTTCGGTGTATGCCAAGGACTCAAGCGGCGATATGGCAGACACCGGCCGCAATGTGCTGGTAACTAATCGGGCGTTGTTCCTCACCTACACCGCGGGCACATATTGCAAGATTGAATGGATTGATGGCGAGTGGCAAATCTACGCCGCAGATTGCACGGGGTGACACATGCAGGCGGGCCATTGTTGTCAATGCCAAGGTGGCGAAAGAGCAGTCACACTCAAGGGCTTGCGGGCGTCCGACGGCGTCACGCAATGGGAGTGGGGGCCGGGCTGGAAAGCTGCGCGGGTGTATGGCTCGACCGATTTCGTCGCACTCACGCACGACAACACAACCGGCAACAATGTTGCGGCGACAGTATCGGGCAACCGGTTTCGCGCGGCCTATAACACCGGCAGCGATAGCTACGTGAACAACAGCCGCCGCGGCGTAACCATCGCTGATATTGACGGCACTGCGGGCACCGACACAACGACGGCGGTTGATTGGATTTTGGATATTCATTCGCCCGACTACCCGCAATCCGTCAACCTGTTTGGGGGTGGTGATTCTGCCGGGCTGAGTGGCGGCGAAATGGCAATCAACGGGCACGTCGCACCGGCCGTGGAGTTTGTGACGAAGACGAACCTCACGACGACAGCAACCAAGGTTTATGAGTTCCTTCCACACACGCAGCAAGCTGGCAACATCTACCTTAAGACCGCGCGAGGGTTTGGTGCGTCGATGTCCCTGCAATCGACCGTCACACTTGCACACAACAGCACAGCGGCGGCGATGGCAACAGCGGTGGCCGCTGCGTCTGATGTATCATCGGCCAGCGCAACGGGCGGGCCTTGGCCGCATTCGGCGATCGCGCTGACGGTAACGTTCGCAAATGCCGACGGGCACATTGACCATATGCTAAACGACACGCGGTATGTCGTCGCAACATTCCCCTCCACCATTTACCGCAGCACGGCCGCGGCAGTGTTTGTTGTTAACCCAAGCACCGGCGGCATCGCCAGCGATGTTGGTTACCTGATGGGCAACGGGTCGGGCAGTAGCGGCGATTATTTGCTTCCGTCCGGTTTGCCATTTCCAAGCACAACGACACCGCGCACGGCTGGCGCGTACAGCATTGAGGCGGCTGCGTCTGGGCGGTTTGTGTGTCAGTCGCAGGGCGCAACATCTGGCACATTCCAACGCACCCTTGAGGCGTGGAGCTACAGCGGCGGCACGTGGTCGCAGGACTGGGTACGGCTGCACAACACGGCAAGCGTGCGCACGCGCGGGATGCATGTTGAGGATGATACCGCGTGCGTGAGTGTGCTGTGTGGCGTGTATGGCGGCAACCGCACGGTTGCGCTGAAATTCGATGTGCCAACCAACGCGCGTTCGCAACTTGACGGCGGCAATGTGACCCTCGACACGTGGAGCCTGACGCGGCTCAACAGCGGCAGCAGTGCGGGGCGGCACACGTACCGTGCGCAGGTGGTTGTGCCCGATACGGGCGGCGCTCAATACTACACCGAAGACGCGCACGACGTGAACGACGGCACCGACAATTGGCACCTCGGCGTCGGCGAAGCTGGTTACATTTACGGCACGGTCACGGGCAACGTTATCGGCGAACCGAGGCAGAAACTTGCACCACCGAGTGCAGGGCCAAGCGAGTTGCGAACAGATCAAGCATTCAACACGCGGCGAATTCAGTTCACATCATTTTCCCCCGCCGGATCTGCCGCAAACGGGCTTGCCGTCAGTTGGTACTGGCCGCCCGGATTCCGCAGCGGCGGCACAACGGAATGGCGGCTAGGATGGGATGAGCCGGGGGCGGCGACGCTATCCAGATCCTGGCTGGCACGGGATGCGACAGAGGCACAGATTGAGGCAGCGATTATCGGAGCACTCGGCGAGAACACCGAAGGGATTTACTCAAACGTCAATTTGTGGGCGTTGGGCAAAACGCAGCCCGACAACACCTGCGCAGCCTACGAGGCCGGGTTGTATATCCAATACCTTACAAGCCCCGACCCGGACAACAACCCGTTTGGGTTTATCGATTCGCGCAGACTGACCGCCGTGCGCGATCGGCATCGGATCGAATTCCGGAACTACGAAGAGCAGGCACCGCACAGCGTTGCCGCGTGGAGCACAGCCGACGGCAGCGTGACATGGTCGCGTTATTATGGATTCGTCGGCGCCCAGCCGATCACATGGTTGCGCCGTGCGTGGTGCGACGGCGGCAGTTGGGTGTGGTTGGCGGGGCCGGTTGTTGACCCAGATTGATTCTCAGAAACTTTCGACATTCTGACGAATAATCTGTAGACGCATCGTCAAAACGTCGATAACATGCATACACGCGAGCCACAACGGCAAACGCAAAACACACTGAGCCACGAAAGGCAATACGATGGGCAAATACACAACAATTGGCGCACACGCAATCGCCGTTCCGCACGATGGCAGCAAGCTTGACAGGTGGGCGATTGCTGCACAGTTTGCAGTCAACGGCCTTGACGGCTTTCACGGCAAAATGACAGCAGCAGCACAGCGAAAACTGCTGGGCGGCACACCGTTCGGCCGCAAGACTGTTCGCATCGACTGCAACGGCCAAGGCTGCGTGTACTTAACGTGGTGGGCAAGTTGCGGCACAGACACCCTTTTTCTCGACCTCACATTTGACGACCTCGCAGAGCGACTCAGCCCGCCAGACAACGCAAAGTTAGTCAATATCCTGTGAGCAGCAACACAAGCCCACTCCGGCGGGCGTCTTTTCTTCAGCCACAAAAGGCAACACAAATGGACAACTGCAAAGCGTGCGGCATTCCGCTTGAAGACTGGGAAGAATTATCGACACACTGCGAAGGGTGCGAACAAATGGCACAAACAAAACAACTGCCGGCCGATCTGTGGACAATCGGCACGGCACTGGCTGACGCGGTCGGCATTGCCCGCACCACGCTGATCAGTGCAGCAGACCGGGCAGCATTTCCGGTTGTGGTGCTTGGATGCGGCAGTCGCGCGGCCTTGCGTGCAGACGTGGCCGCGTGGGTGGCTAATCCGCGAGGGGGTGAGTGATGTTTCAATATCCAACCGAAAACACAACGGCACCGGTCTGCCCGTATTGCCAAGCGTCGCACCCGGAGCCGGAAGACCTCGACGAGTCCGAAGCGCATTGCGTTGCGTGTGACGACTGCGGCAAACTGTACGGGGCGTATTGCGACTACCAAGGCTGGACAACGCGATGCGGCGGCAACCACAACTGGCACAGAATGAACGGCGTGCGGGTTTGCAGCCGGTGCGGTGCAGATGAATAATATTCGGCAATCTGACGAAAAACAGAAAACGTAGCGTTGACCCGTCGGCAGTTTGACGATACCATGAACACACGCGAGGCATAACGCTGACGCGAACAAACTTTGAGCCATGAAAGGCAATACGATGAACAACGAACAACGAATCGCACAGGCAGCAACGGCAATTGCAGGGAGCATCTTTGAGGATTGCGACCACACATGGTTGCCAGCAAAGCTGCATTTTTGCCTCTCATGGCGGAATCAGGGCACTGTCTACGACTTGACACAGGCAGACCGTGACGGGCTGCGGCTTTTGCTGGATGCGGCAATCAACATCAGCAGCAAGCTGTGCAACAGCGAGACCAGCGAAGCAATCCGAACAGCAACAGTCGAAGAAGTCTGCGAATCGGTCCTTGCTGGTCCAGAGGGGCACATTATGGTTGACGGTGTCCAGTGCTACTGTGAGCTTTGAGTGAGCAGCAACACAAGCCCGCTCCGGCGGGCATTCTTTTGAGCCATGAAAGGCAACATAATGAGCAGCACAAAAACACACGTAAGCAACCTCGGAAACCACGGCGCAGACGTGCCAACAGATCTTGAGGGCTACACGTACACAACGGTCGGCGAGTGGTTAACGGTTGCGAAACTGGACTTTTCCACCTCGCGGGCCAACGACTACGACACG